GATCCTTCACACCAGGACCTGACGAGAGTCAGTCTAGCACTATCTTTTGATGTGGCCGACAGATATAAGGCGGAGTAGGAGGGTATGCAGCCCGGAGGCTGCATCTTTGTCTGAGAAAGAAGTATCCTACCCCTTCGCACCTGTCGATGCGGAAGTTTGTTGCCGGACTTGGAATGTGGACCCTGGTGATCAACCCAGAACAACCCACAGACTCAGCGCCCACCAGTTAGGGTGTCCGGCGTGCTGGCCTAGGCTAGTTGGTTTATCGCTCGCGCCTAGGGCTTGAAGTGCTGGATAGATATAAAATCGCACGAGGTTCTTTTTGACCGCCGCTCTGCCATTGAGCTACAGCCCCCGCAATGGAGACTGACGGGACTCGAACCCGCAACCTACAGTGTTTGCACGAAGTATCCTCGAACTACGCACCTATCCAAGTGAGGGTGGAGGGATTCGAACCCCCTAAGCCAAAGGCAACAGGGTTACAGCCTGCCGCGACACTCCAACGTCGCCGCACCCCCAATATCACCGGTTGCTCCACGCTTTCGCCATGCGTAAACCCGCTAGCTTTACGAGTTACGCGGTGGATGCATTGTCAGCTTCCATGTAGTTTCGGCTGACGGCGCTGGTCAACGGATGCTGCAGTACCTACACTGTGCAACATCTCGCCCGGTGAAAGACCATCGCGCGGAATGTAGGAATCGAACCCACGTTTTCAGGTTTGGAAGCTGTTGCCCTACCACTGGACGAATTCCGCATATGATCTTGATTGGATCACTATTCAGTTGTACTGCTTCGGCAAGACTACACCATCTTTTAGAGGGACGCAACCTCACCTGGCGACCCGTACGCGACTTGAACGCGCGATCTCTACCGTGACAGGGTAGCGCTTTAACCACTAAGCTAACGGGCCATGGGGTGTCCGAGCGGTACTAACCCGCCTTCCTCGCAGTCACAGTGCGATGCATTATCTTTATGCTACGGACACAGTACCGGTACCATGAGTCGAACATGGGCACGGAGGGTATGAGTCTCCTGCTCTCACCACTGAGCTACACCGGCATATTCAATTATCAAGCACCCCGAGCTGGATTCGAACCAAAAGCATTAATCGGGTCAGAGCCGATCGTTCTACCGTTAAACTACCGGGGTATGAGGTGCATCCTCATACAATACACCTTCGTTGCGCCGACCGGATTCGAACCGGTGTTCTCGCAGATCATGAGTCTGGTGTCGTACCACTGGACCACGGCGCTTTAACCGGTCCTCTTTGCTTACAAGGCGGGACCGGCATCGAGCCTTGGCCGCAAGTTGACGTTTCTGCGAAACTTGCGGACTTTGATCGATGGCTTCTACCCCGACGCCCTTTTCGATAAATAGGCGCTACGTAATGGGGCTCAATCCCACCATCGACCCGTGGACCTGAAGAGATTCGAACTCTTCACGCCCCTTTGATGTGGAGAGCAAGCGATTCGCACTCCAATCAGTGGAGGATACCGGAATCGAACCGGTCACGGATGGATTGCAAGTCGATCCTGGTTACCCAGACCATCCCCCTCAGATATTCAGTTAGGAACAACATGACTACTATAGCAAGACCTTGCGCAAAGTGTCAAACTATTTTCGATGCCGATTCTCGCGAAATCAGGAGAGGCAACGGCAAGTACTGCTCTAGATCATGCTCAGCTAAATCACGCGGTAAGGCAACACCCAAGGAACCGAACAGAGAATGTGCATGGTGCGGAAAACGTATCTACCGGAGAATTGAAAGCAAGTCCGGCCTCTATTTCTGCTCCAAAGAGCACCAGAATCTGTCTTTCGTATCTCCAGAGATTCCAATAAAGCCCGGACCTACCGGCCACCCATACCGCAAGCCACCGTTTCAGTGCTGCTGGCTCTTCGGGTGTCAATCACATACCTACGAGTACTACTGCCAGACTCACAAGAACATCGAGTCTCTGATATGCGACTGGCTCAATGGCGATAACGAGGCCACACTATCCGGTAGACACCAAAGTACTGCTCTATGGGTCAAGAAGATGCTCGTGTGGATCCGTGGTGATAGGTGTGAGGAGTGTGGGTTCGATGAAAAGCACCCTACATTCGGTACATCTATCATCCAAATGGATCATAGAGATGGCAACTCAACAAACAACCTGATAGAAAACCTCAGGCTGCTATGCCCTAACCATCACGCAATGACAGACACCTACGGGTCACGAAATAAAGCAGTTGGACGTCATCACCGAAGAATGTCCATCATCAAGATGGAGCTTGAAGCTGCTTCCTAGCCGACACTATTCAATTGTCGAGCACCCCATGACGGTTACGATCCGTCGCATTCTGACTGAGAATCAGAGAGACTACCATTATCCTAATGGGGCTTGTTTGACGATCGAGCCGGATGGTAGGGTCCGTCCATCGTCACTAGCGATTAGCACCCTAAGGCGATCCTCGCCAGTCACCCTCGCAATCGGCTACCACCCCGATCTTGAAGGCTCCACGTAGCAAGTTTATACTCATTACTCGGGAGTTGTACACCCGGTAGGACTCGAACCTACGATAAGCTGTGTGTAAGACAGCCGCCTTAGCCGCTAGACGACGGGTGCAAACTTTTGTGTCCAGAACGTATCATACGATTGATCAGATCGGTTTTTGCTCTGGACGCGGAGTCGCGGGCGACTGGAATCATCCCCACTCAGCTCTCCCAAGCGATTACCAGTCGCATCGGGAGCCATGTCTCTATGAAGTTCTTCGATCACTATCTCAAGAAGTTTTTGGATGGGGCCAGGTTGACGTCGAACTATGCCTCGTCACTCATAATCGTCCGTCGCCTATTACCGGTGACTCGACCCGAGCCCTACGAGCATCTTCTGTTGTACTTATATTTTAGCATAGGACACACCTGGTGTCCATACTATCTCTTAGAACTCTGCTACCGTCAGAAACCCTTCCTTGAGTCGACTGATGCGCAACTCGTTGTTCCACCGGTAGTAAGCGAAGTCCGCCGTATCTGTTGGAAGAACCTCAACGACACTGTCGTTGAACGGAGCACGAATGGTGTTCCCGGTCTTCCTCGCCTCCTTCAACATCTCCTCGATCAGACCGCCGATATACCGGCCCAAACCTTTGGATCTGCTCCAGTTGGTAATCTTGCCGGTGGGCTCGTGACAGACGCCAGCGGTATGCCGCTCTACGATTCGAACGGCCCTGCTCAACCCATCACGCAAACCCTCGCGGTATTGAGACTCTGGTGCAATTCTATTGATCTCATCAGCGATCTTCGACACGATCTCAGCTACGTTGGACGCCACCGTCGCAGCAGTCCACTTCTCCACCTCGGAGCTAGGAATATTAACGAGCATTACATCATCACCCCTATGTACTGTGCCGCCTCGCGCCATCCTTGGGCTCGGATCTTGCGAATGGTGATGGCGGTCGGACTGTCGCCATCTTCATCCTTTGATTCCAAGGCCTCGATGGCAGAAGCCTCCTCATTGAGATCATCTCGCAAGAACTTCACCAGCTCAGCCAGGACTGCCCCGGCCTGATGTTCTGCGAATGCCGCATGTCGTCGCACCGAGATATCCTCATCCGCCACACGCTCCTTCGGAAAGATCCGCGCCTTGCAGGAGCAGATATCCGGTGAGCCCACGCCGCCCAGACCCAGGCCTTCCACCTGATGGGACTTCAGCGCCCCTGCAACTACCTTATCTGCGTTCATCTGTTCTCCTAAAACGGTAGCGGGCTGTGACAGCCCTCCGGGCAGGTGCCATCCTGCTCAATGACGTGGCCGTGCGGGCATTCCAGCAGAAAATCCATGCCCATGTGTCCGTCGTAGACGCTCCACCCCTCCGGGAGCATCGACTCGACAATCGCTTCGATGTCGTCGTCTTCCATGATCATGCAACCTTTCCTGAGAATGCGCCACGCTCGTGAAACATGATCGTCAGCATGAGACGGGCCTCATCGCCCATCATCTTCTCCACGAGATCCAGCATGTTGATCATGAACTGCTGACCGTGGTTCTCTTCCAGATCACTCATGGCATGGGCCAGCTCGTGCAGCACCACGACCTCTCGCATAGCCCAGCGATCCAGCGTCGGGATGGCGATCTGATTCTTGAGGTATTCGAAGTGAGCAATCGTCTGTCCCTTACGCTCGCGAACGTGCGGAGCACGGGCTATGCCCATGATGTAGCAGACCTGGTCGACGTAGCGCTGGATGTTCTCCAGTTGCCCGAACTTGCGCTCCAGCGGAACCACGATCCGGGATCCGGCCAGCTCGATGATCGGATAGTCGTACTGTCGATCCAACACCTGACGAAACTCGTTCTCGGCCGCATACACCTTGCTGGTCTGCGTGTCGTAGCTGCGAGTCATGTCATGCCTCCAACTGCTCGATGACCCAGTCGGCCTTTCCGGCGCCGACCGTGTGACGACCACCGCGCCGATTGGTGCTGGCGTAGATGACACCTCCGGTAACGCTGAGGAACACGTCCACATACAAGGTGCGACGACGATACCTAACCGCGTCACCGATGTTGTTCACGCTCCTGGTCCAGCCGTTTGCTCCTGCCACCGCATCGATGCGATCGGTGGTGTCGCTGGTGTGCCCGGTGGGCTGCATGGTGGTCTCCATGACTATGATTCTACCCCACTAAAAGATAGGTGTCCAGACCCTCTTGTCAGCTCGTCCAGCTCGCGCTCACGGCATTCCGCCATTCTGCACGACCAGATGTGGATCTCCCGTCCCAGCACATGAAGCACATGGTGCTGTTGCCAGCGACCGCAGTAGACACATGTCGGAATCACAAGATCACCAGTATCCCGATCAAGATAGCCATGACGCAAAACAGGATGACCGCCACGTAGCTAACAGCCTCCACGGTGCTGCTACGAGGTGGAACCCCCATGAAGCAGTCGTCGCACTTTGCGCCGTCATCGGTGTTCCAGTACTGTTCACCGTCAGGGACGGGTCGGTGGCAACCCCCGCAGTCCACCGCCCGCCCCTGCACTGATACCAATCTAGACATCAGGCCAGAGCCCGCTGTCCGGTGCCGATAGCGGCACGCGATCCCAGGTTGGCCCGTCGTCCGGCGGCATCTCCAGCACTGGCAGCTCCGCGCGACCGGGATCCGGCCTGGCTGCCACGCCAGGTGCCACGAGCCGTGCTGGTTGCCTTGTAGAACTCCTTGACCTCGACCTCGGTGGCCCTGATAGCCAGAGCAGCAGAAGTGCAGCCAGAGGCCTCTTGACCGTCCAGGAAGGCCTGCTCTGCCTCCAGCGCATCGGCATCGATGGCCTCCGTTTCGGCAGCCTGCTTAGCCTCCAGCAGACGCTGATACACGCGCCTGGCGAAGGCCTCCTGGAAGTTGATCCGGGCAGTCCGACCCGATACCGGAAACTCTCCCCAGTCCCGGTAGGTTCCCCACGATGTGTGATGAGTGCCGACCCGCCATACAGTCTCGTTCTTGTACTCCGCCTTGCGGATGTAGGCATCGGACTCGCGCACCATCTGAGACAGCACCGATGCGTAGATCGCCTCGGTCAGGTCGATGTCCTCAGCAAAGCCGAAAGCGAAGACCGCAGTGGAGTTACCGGCCACGTTGAACTTGACGTTATTGGCCTCACCGATCTTCATGAACAGGTCCGCGTAGGTGCCCAGGCCCTTCTTGCCCGCGTCTCCGATGGTGATCACGCGCTGGATCGGGGTCTGGCGGCGCTCCTTCTCGGCGGTATGCGCACGAGCCTTCGCCAGGTCGATCGAATACAGCGTGGAGAGCCGCTGAGCGGCCTGCAGGAAGGCTTCGGCCTCAGCTTCGTTGTTCGTGGTCTCGGCCTTGCGGAGCAGCTTCGAGATCTTGGCGAGTTGGTCTGACACTGTCGTCTCCCGGTAGTCGGAGTCGGGTCGGTGGAACTTGCTCCATCATCCTATCATGCAAAAGATAAGATGCGCAAGGATCGGCGTTTTCGCAGGTCAACAGCCGTTTTGCGGGAAGGCTTGCGTCTATCTTTTAGGCATGATAGACTTGTCATGCAAGGTTCGGAAGATCCCTTCGAGGAGGTTGTCATGACCACCACCATCGAGCTGGCCCGAGACAAGGGCTGGGGCACGCGGACTCTGATCCGTGTCGAGAACACCCCCGAAGCTGAGGCGGCAGTGTTGGACTACCTGCACCGCGTCTGCCCGGACGACTGGAAGCTCGGAGACAACTACCACGTTCCGACCGTGCTGGAAGACCAGACGGACGGTGATATGGGTCAGGAGCTGTACGACTACTTCTACCCCACCTGCGAGCACGGCCTGAGCGCCGCCCTGTGCGTCGGTCCCGGCCACTACCCCACCGACAAGCAGTTGGGATACTGATCATGCCCACCGTCATTCCGCCCGTGATCGACCGCTACTTCCACGACCATCCCATGATCAAGGCCATGATCAACAACGGCAACCGATGGCCAGCCAACCCGAAGGTCGTCCGAGAGTTCACGCCCGGCAAGGGCTGGCAGCCAGCCGAGTGGAACAAGCGTGTCAGCTTCAATCACATCCGCAAGCTGCAGCGCAAGGGCGTGACCGCCGTGGCGGTGATCGTACCCGGACCAGACACTCCAGGACCTGCCGACTTCACGATCAAGGAGATCTTGAACGACAAGTAGGTATGTACAAGACAGCGATGTGCATGGTATAATAGTAGTGTCATCCTCCCTTCTACCACGAGGAGCGCGTCATGCGTTTTGACCCCGTCGCCCGGACCCTGACCCTGGAGCCTACCGACTGTCGCGTCTGCGCGAACGGTGCGGCCGGACCCGGTCGTCAGTTCGGACGCAAGACCTGTGCCGTCTGCAAGGGTACCGGCGCGGGCAAGCGCGGCAAGCCTCGGGGGTGCCAGAACTGCTTCGGCAGGGGTCTGGACATCGACTTCGAGACCACCGTCCCGTGCGAGGTCTGCAAGGGCGAGTACCAGAACTTCTCGGATGAGAACTGGTGCGACTCGGTTCCGGCGGACACCTTCGATGACGTCAAGGTTATCGTGGTGCGGCAGGACCGGACCGGTACCTTCAACGAGGGCTTCCTGGGCGCCAACTGCTTCTGGTCGACCACCGACTACGGCGCCCAGTGGGAAAGGCCGGAGGAGGATGACGAGCTGGCTCGGCAGGTGCACCAGGAGCTGTGCGACAGCCGGGTGCAGGCCGTGAAGCTCTGGACTCGCGAGCAGTACCGCGAGGGCCACGACAAGACCACCATGCCGGTGCCGGACACCGTGTACGTCACCGTGCACCGCACGGGCTACTCGGTCCGGCCGCAGGTCGCGAACGTCACCGGGGCCGTCCCCACCAACACCTACGCCGCGATGTTCGAGGAGTGATCATGACCGACGCACCGCTGACCCTGACCGACGTGCTGTCCCTGGCGCAGCTCGATGGAGCCATGGGCAAACACATCATTTGGCTGGATAACGGCAGAGACTCCGAACTTCAGGGAACCCTGCGGCACTTCTGCGCTGAGGACGGCAGCTCCGGCTACGTTCACCCCGGCCAGGACATCCGTGACACCTTCGTGAGAATCACTACGGACATGGGATGGGAGATCTGGCGCCCCACCATGCAGATGGCCAAGAACTTCCACGACGGGAAGGCGATGGTGGATCGCTAATGGACACCATATCCTCGCACATCCCGTTCGTGATCTACGATCAGGCGGCACGCCGATACACGGCGTGTTGCCCTTGCGGCAAGCTGGAGGGAGAGCGTAACTTCCGTCGTCAGGACGAGGCGTACACGGTCGCATGGGTACATGTGATCCGGACGCCCAACCACCAATGGGAGGAGCCGCAGTGAAGGGCAGCATCGTGATCACGCACTACGGGACGATCGTCTCGCCGGGGGATGTCTTCATGCACTCAGGAGAGTTCCTGAGGCTGGTGTATGCCGACACGTCGCAGGTCACGATGCGCCAAAGCCCTTTCGACCAGAGCCGGGAGGACAACCACTACGTCCGCGTGTCCGTCCAGGAGGCTCTGGACCAATACGGGATCCGGGTGACGGCACATCCCGAGGGCGTGTGACCTCAGGAGATCGGCACCCACTCCTTGCTGAAAAGACCTACCACGATGTCGATGTCGAGCCCCTGAACGAAATCGGCCCAATCCTCCGGGCAGAAGAACACCTTCTTGTCGGACCCTATCTTGAGTCGGATGCCGCCGCTTTTCATCTTCTTGTTGCAAACGTCGCAGCGCTTCTTGGTGTACTTGTCGTCAGAGGTACTGCTCATCGGTCCATCTGCTTTCCTTGGTGATGACACCGGACAGCATTCCTGGCGCGGTGACGGTTCCGGAATAGGTCACGAAGTACGGCGATCCGCCGTCCAGCGTGCGGGTCTGGATCCACTTGCACGATCCCCAGTCGGTGGTGGCTTCGTGGTGGAAGTGATGTGTGATCAGGAGATCGCTATCGCCAATCGGCTGACGTCCGGCAGCCTGGTGCGAGAACCAGTTGTAGGCCTTGCGCTCTGCGTTCTGGCCGCTTCCCTTGGCAAACACATGGCCATGGGTGGTACCCACGATCCAGCCGTTGACCTCCATGGTCTTGGCGAGCTGGTCGGTGGCGATGTTGAACCCGACATGAGATAGACGCGGGTCTCGCTCGGCCGCAACGGCAGCATGCTCAAACACCGCACAGTCGTCGTTGTCATGCAGGTTGACACGGTTACCATTGATTCGATGCTCGCCGTGGTTCCCGCCGACCACCATGACGTCCACCCGCGCGAACAGGGGGGCCAGACGGTCCAGTCCTGCCAGGATGAGATCCCTGGCGATATTGACCTGGCCACGACGGTCCTGGTCGATCTGATAGGCCTGGTGCGGGAATACCGCGCAGTTCTCGATCATGTCTCCGCCACCGATGATGACGAGCTGACCAAGATCACGATTTATTTTTCGGAGGTCCTTAGCCCTGGAGACCGCACCCTCGATGGCTCGGTCAAACCGCTCTACGATCTGCTGGGTGCCCTCGCCCTGGGTCAGCCACTTACCGACCTGCCAGTCATTCCAGGACAGTAGGAAGGCAGCAGGGCCGGAGTAAGAGGGCTGAATGCGGTCACGATTCTTGCGAAGCTGCTTGAGCTTGACGAACACCTCGGCACTGATGGACTCCTCGGTGCCGAAGTATTCCACCGCGAACTTGTATCGCCACACCGGTCGAGTGACGGCATCCTGCCCCTGCTCATCCCGATGCCATGCGGCGGGGTCATACTTGGCCTCTACCAGGCGAAGCCGATATCCATCAGGAATCGGCACACCCATCTTGGCCACAGCGTTGTCCCAGTCTTCCTGGGTGGGCAGGTGCGGCATGACGTCGGTGATAACCTCGGTCGGAATGCCGCTGTTGTCGAACTTGACGCCCGGCTCGAACCCCTTGGGGTGAGCATTCTTTCGGCCACGCTGGGCATCACCCAGATCTCTTGCGGCGCTCAGCTTCTCATACAAGCTCATCGGCTATATCCAGCCTTCCTATTGTGGGAGCTGGAGGGTTGCGATATATCAACGATCGCCACCGACGAAGCACTTGCAGCCCTTGGCCGCATGTTCCTTGACGTGCCAAAAAGCGACATCGTATCCATCGTCAAGCAGAACCTGGAAAATATTCCTGACGGTCACCGAACGGTTGGAGAACACTGTCTCCAGAGCTTCCCGATCTTCGGCAGTCATGGAATCCATGGCAATGCGCACAGCGCAACCGGAGTGACGAATCTTATCCTTCGTCACTTCCGACAGTTTCTCCGCCATTCCCACTCTGCTACCTCCAGCTATTACGCCATCAAACCGACGTTGGTAACAGCAAATGTAGCAGATATGGTTGAAAAAGATACCTAGGAGAGACCCTCGTCGGCCTCGCCACGGTGAGATGCGCTGGCAGCAGCCTTGCGCTGATGCTCAAGGACCAGGGCGGACTGGAACAGGACCAGGTGCCGTGCGAACCACGGAAGCTCCTCGTAGAACTGCGCCCCGGCATCGAAATGTGACACCAGGAGCAAGAAGGCATTGGCAAGCTGATCCGGACTGTAGATCAGCTCAGGCTCGAAATCCTTGATGTCTCCGCCGTCATCGAAGTGCTTCGCCAGCGACTCTACCAGGGCCATGGTCTCCTGATCACGCTTGCCGGTGGCCGACTGCAGGATCGAGGTGCGATCTTGGACATTCTTCCACTGCATGCGCCACCTCTGTCCGTTTCGCGAAGGTCGATTCCGGAGACAAGACTAAGTCTATCTCTTATCTATTAATTAAGTATACCAGAATCTAAGAATAGTATATAAGAGAATAGATCGACCCCTTCGGGGTCGATCATTGGGGGGAGAGAGACTTTCGCCTGACGGCGGTAACTCTTGGCAGCCACGTCAGGATCTGAACCTACTACACGCCTGGAAACACGCAACAATGTTGCAGAAATCTATCTTTTAGCGCAACGAATCGATGGTCATGGAATGGGGAGACGAGACCTCAGGTTATAGCTCGAAAAAACCTTCAGGATCCGAACAGGATCTTGCGCAGATCCTCACCCTGCGGCTCAGTTCTGCTAAGCTCTTCGGTGGACCCCTGGACAGAGGCTGCCAGGAGACGTCTTTCGTTGTTGATCCGCCAGATCCTCTCCTCGACGGTTCCCTCGTTGTACAGTCCGTAGCAGGTCAGTCCGTCCAGGTAGGAGTCTGCCCGGTCGATACGGGAGTTTCGCTGCATCAGCTTGTCGTAGGAGTAGGGGATCTCGTAGTTGATCACATACCTTGCCTGCTGGAAAGAGAGTCCATGGGATCCGGCATCGGAAGAAAGAAAAACAGTGATCTTGGAATCCGACCGGAACCTGTCCTGAGCTTCTTGAGCCTCGGACGGAGACTGACCTCCATGGTGCAGGACGTACTTGATCTTCCTGGCGTCTAGCTGCTTGGCTATCAGAAACAGGCCCAGATTCGTCAGCTCAGTGAACATGACGACCTTCTCGCCCTCATCCCGGATGTCTTCCACCAGCTCCATGGCTGTCTTCATCTTGTTGGATGTTTTGGAGGTCAGTTGCTCCGGCATAGCCTCACAGATGATCTTGGCGATCTCCGATTCGGAGTATTGTAGAGATTCGGCGGTGTTGCACAGGTACCTCAGGGTGCGGTAGTACTGTCCCCAGTTGTGTGGATTGTCGTTACCGCCAGCTTCCTGAATCATGTCGTAAAGATCCCGGTCCTCGTCGGACATGGTGATCGGAACGGGGATGAACTCAAGATCCTTGAAAAGCTCTCGGACCCCTGGATCGGTCTTGCGAACGACGTGAGTCAGAGGTGCGATTCGGTGCTTGACCTCTTGGAGCTTGCGAGGAGACCAGATGTAGCGAATGTCGGTACCCCACGGAGTCTGGATCAGGTCCTGGCGGGCGCTGTAGTCGTCTCTGAAGGACGAAAGGTTGCCCAGCGGGTTCTTACCCACAGGGAGGTCGAAAAGCCGCCAGAATCGCTCTGGATCGCTGTCTATGACGGTGGCGGACATTGGCCACACCCACGGGTGCTTGACCTCGCGTATGAGCGCCCTGAGGCCCTTCCCGGCACGGTTGGGGGAGCCATCCACGAATCGCAGGACCTTCTGGACCTCATCGAGCACCAGCAGCACTCGTAGGCCCTTGATGCGGTCCTTGAGGATCTCGTAGTCGTGGTCTGCCTTCTCGTAGTTGAGAACGTAGACCTGGGCATCCCGCAGGCCGAACTCGGCGCGACGCTTGTTCTTGGCTCCGTCGATCACCTTGGCGGTGAGACCGGTTCGATCATTGATCTCCCGGCACAGGTTGATCTTGTTCTTGGTGATGGTGAACATGAGGGCGACGTCTATCTCGCCCCTGTTGAACAGCTCCTGTGCCCCGGCAGCGGCCTGTAGCCCCTTACCACATCCGGTGGCATGGTTGAAGAAGAAGAAGCGGCCTGGTGCGTCCAGAGCCTTGCGAAGAGCGTACTGCTGGTACGGGAACAGCGCTCCTGGCTTCCCGTTGTACTCCGGGATGTTCAGGCCCGAAATATCGAGAGGCTTGGACCACTCCTCAAAGCTGCCCAGGATCTTCTGCCCTCTGGGTAGGACATATACCGTCCACCCATCCGATTCCAGTTGAGAGCAAAGCTCTTTCCACATACCCGTCTCCGTCAGCACGGAGAAGCGGGACAGATATTCGGAATACTGCCGTATGAGAGCTTCCTGGTCCTCGGCAAGGACGGCCAGTTGGGAGGGATACCGATCTGCCTCGTCCACCGCTACGAACTTGGTGGAGAGGTCAACCTCGGATGGGGAGTCGATATATCTCATGGGCCTTCATCTATTATAGCCTATAAATGTAGATTTATAGGTCATAAGTGCCCATTAATTAAATCAGGCTGTTGCCCACTCGAAGTCACCGTCGTCATCGCTCTTCTTGGTGAGCTGCTGACCGGTGGTTCCACCCCCAGGAACCTTGTAGGTCTCAGGATGGTTTGAAACGAAAGGAGTTGGTGCAGTCGCTAGGCTTCCGTCGTCGTTGCGAATGCTGCAGTTAGCCGCCTGCTGATCACCCTGCCCGGCTCCGGGCGTGGTGGTGTCTATCGTGCCGCTGTATGCTATGTATGACATGTGCCGTCCTTAGGATTGTTAAAACATGTATGTCGGAATTATGGTTAGCCCGTATATGTACTGATCGAGAGAGTACATGGTTATTCGGAATTTGAGCGCGTTTCCGGTGGTGGGGAATATCAATGCTCGGTCTGGCTCGTTCACGATGTCCATGACGCTGTACCAGTGCGCACCACCATCGTTGGACGCCTCATACAGGGTCATGGATATCTCATCGAATAGGCTGGCCACATAGACGGTTTCCTCGTCCGCGCCAGAGAGCATGAAGTTGATGCGGTAGTTGGATCCGGGATCGAGACCGAAGAAGTCCGATTTGAACGTAGTCCACCTTCCGGGCGGTGCATCGACAAGAACTTCACGGAGTACGGTGCCGGTGATCGGGGTGGTGTCTTCCAACTGCAGCAGAAGCTTGTTGCTCGTCTTCTTGGGGCGGTAGATGCTGATGCACATACGAAGCTGGCAGGAACCAACACTGATCAGTCCGGTTCCAACACCGGCTACACCGTCTCCGGCGTCACGATATACCTTCGCCGCCATCTGACCCTGGAATGACAGATTCGACTGAAGATCGACACCCACGAGAGCCGAGCGAGCACCCCAGACTGCGGTGGAGTCACTCCAGTTGACGGTATCGGAATTCCAGAAGGTGGAGTTGTCGGTATTAAGACCAACGGCGGATATTGGTGTTGGATGCGTATTCAGGTAGGAGGTGAATCCAGCATCCTGAGCGAATACCTTGATCTTGCGGAACGTGCCGATGGAGTTGAATGTCTTGAGTTCGATGATTGGAGGAGATATCTCTCCGGCCCACACGATTCCGCGCATGGAATATACCTGATCGGTCTTCATGAGGGAGGTCCACGACACGCAGTCGGTCGAGTAGAGTATCTCTCTCTGCGAAGATCCAGGATCGCTTGTGATCGCAACTACTTCCTGGCGATAAGGTGAGTACACAACTTGCTGCAGGTACCCGAACCCTGGGCTCGTGCTGGTGACGGAAGTCCACGTCACGCCGTCAGGGGAGGTCATGATGTAATAGTTTCTTGCGATTGCTACCAGCAACTGCTGAGCATCGGCCCAAACCAGATCGTTAAACGCTCCGGAGAATGACAGGTGACCAACCTGATCCCACGTATCCCCATCGTCGGACGTGTAGGTGTTGGCCTTGCTGTCGCATGCTACGAATTTATTGAGTCCCGAGGCCCATACCACTCTCCTAACCTCACCGGCATCCGGCTTGCTAGCAAGGTCAGCACTATAGGTCCATGTTGCGCCAGCATCTGTGGAGTATGCGGAGAACTGCTCCCCTAGAGTTCCTCCAGTTATGACTATTCTGGATCCTGAAGATGCTGCTGTCTGTATCTGGTAGGATGGCTCGGCATCGCCAGGTGCGCCAATTTCTCTTTGTGCCCAGTGCTCGCCATCTGGCGAGGTAAGAACACCATCACCGACCGTCATGCCTGCTACGAATACCCCCTGCTCGGGAGCCCAGTACATTCCCCTAACGGTAGCCGGGAATGGGCTGATGGATACCCACGACAAGCCATCCGTCGAACGCCATCCGGCAGTACCGGCATAGGCTACATACACACCTAGCGTTGGAGAGTGGGAGATTCCCAGTGGGTAGGCACCTGTTGGGAATACGCTTGGGTGCCAATCCCACGATGCCGGGGTGGTTGCGGTATAGACGCTTCCAGAGGTTGTTCCGCTGTCACCATCGAGGCCTGTGATAATGACGTACTTGCCGCCCGATTCTGCAGGTAGAGCAGATCCTGATCCATCACCCTCTCCGTCAGACCCATCGCCACTACCATCGTCAATGGTAGAACCAACGGGGCGCGCTGGCGCGGTGGCGCTTCCCGGTATGTAATTGCTACTGTTACCGGCGTCGATAACGGTCTCATCTATCACTGGCACGTCGTACTGGTCGTCATCGACCGGCAGGGTGATGTCGGCGTAGAATGCGCGCACTTCACGCACTCCGGCGAAGTAAGCGATCTCAGCGTCCCTGACTGCGGTGGCCACATCGTAACGATGTACCGAAGTGGTTGGGAATCTAGCTCTGAGGGTGTTGATGTCGGAGGTGTTGGCTGGAATCTCCGTTGTGGTAGAGGTAGCTGTCATGGATTGCATTACGTCGGCGGGAAGCTTCAGCTCTCCACCGGGTAGAAGCCACCATCCCGGCGTCCTGGATCCGAGAGTGGTTTGCTGGCCGTCCACCGACAGGGTGGGACTGGAGTTATTCAGCAAAGAATCGACTACAGCGCTGTTAGGGCTAGATGGTATGGTGGTTTGCACGGGGGAGTTATCCGACCCATACAAAGACATTACTGCAGAAGCTATGTCGCCAGGATTAAGGGAGGGGTCTGCCTGGATGGAGCTATCCATGATGCTTTCCTGGCTGAGGCTTGCGCTATCGTAAAGACCTTCGTTGCGAATGTTCTCAACCACCTGAGATCCCAGGAAGATCCTGGTCTTGGGGGAGAAGGTCCTCAGGATCGAGAAGTTCAGGGCGTCACGGAATGCCGATGGGGTGGTTACCGTTCCGGAATCCGCCTTGGTGTCGCTCGGGATAGTTATTCCGGACTGCGACTTTGCAGACTGGGGATACACCAAGTAGTTTACCGACACATTCTCTTCGTGCATCGGGTACGGCTGAGGTGTAAGGCCGCTGAACTCGAACTTGAGGTGCTTTGCCAGGATAGGCTTGGGGAGGTAATAGAATCCTCGCTCCACACGCCAGTCCTTCCAGACAGGAGTCCATGCCTTCTCGGTGTAGAACTCCTCGCTGACGCCACCATACCCATCCTCGCCGGAGGTATACTCTCCGACGTAGATTGCATTGTCCAAGAATGACTTTGGCTGTCTTCCCTGACGCTGAGGGTCATTGAGTGGCGGCGGCATCAGGTACGAATACGGATCTCCGATGAATGCCTTCATGCTGGCGTCTGTGTCGGTGCCAACCTTAATGATGAACTCGCGCAACATACCCTGCTTGCCGAAGATCAACTCTTGGGATTTGGCGAACAGCTTTTTGAAACCAGGGTAGTTACCCGTCAGTGAGCTTACTACAGACTGGTCGGATACCACTCGGTTGGCGATACCCACGATGAGTCGTGCGGTAGGGCCGGTCTTGAGGTTCTGGTAGCTGCAAACGATCTGGACACGACGACCTGATCCGTAGGATACTGGATCGGAAGAGACGACAGTTGAGCTGGTGCCTCCGACGTCGAAACTGAAGATGCCGGTTGATGGATCGTATGTCAGTGACATATTGGTGCCGGTCATGGTGTCGGCGTTTGATCCGTAGAAGATGGTGGTGGGAGAGCCCATGGAGTCACCCATGTCCATCTCGATCCCGATCCAGCCGAATTGTGGCAGTGGAGCTGACTGTGCGACGGCGCCCTCCACCGTCATCAGCGCCCCAGTTTTGACATGGTACGAACCATCATCCGATGTCAGGTCAATACCCTTGGACCCTACGATCTTAGCGTTTGTCAGGTACGACTTATCCCGGAATGGTTGCGGGTAAAGCATGCCCATAACGTCATCGTTAGAGTAGTACAGGTTCATTCTGCATCCGCTGTAGATAGGATCTATCCACAGCGTGTCGATGTGAACTGGCTGATATTTTCCGGCAGCAGAGGTTGGGTTATACAGCGACATGTACATGCTCACAACAGCACTGGGGGACGGTTGCGGCTCGCTCTTCCAGTACGTGTAGGAATCGTTGTCAGTTGCCAGCGCCGGGGTCCACTGCTTGACCTGGCGACGAACAACGTTGCCGAGGGTGTCTACCTCAAGACCGAGCGGATAAACGGTATCTCCGGGGGAATGGATATCGTATTCCAGAAGGATATCCCGGATTCCCAGCGAAAACGGGCTAGCCGTGTTGTATGACTTGATTCGCTGTACACGAACTTCAATCTTGCTGACGATGGTCGTAAGGACGGTCTTGTTGATAGATGTCCACTCTACGGTCTGCGTATCGGTGGCGTCGGACCGGATAGTACCCTTGACGGCCTGATGGTGGTCATCGATCATGATCAAACGAACGCCGGTCGGGGTCGTCATGTACACTTCGTAGTTTTGCGAAACGTTTAGAAGTGAGAAACTGATGTGGTTGATAGTGACCGGAGTACGCATGGCGATATTGATGATTTCCCATGTCGGGTCGGTCGATTCACGAGGATTTGAAAGCCAGTACCGGTCGCCGTTTCTGGCGGCGTCAGCGACACCCTGAACGGCAAGTTGCGCCTTGGAGTACCGTCCCTCTACTAGAACGTCTGCCATATTAGACAGGGCCTCCCTGAGAAGAAGTACGATCGAACCATCCGACAGTCACGGCAGACGGCTTGGTCGGCGGGTTAGATGCGATAGCGGTATCCGGAGTCCAGGTATTGCGGATGACTTCGGTGAAGCTCAGCGGGAATCGGTAGGCCACCGGGGTAGCCTGCCCGTCACCCAGCTTGGCGACCCTGAAGGAGTCTGGATAGAACCTTCCGCCGGAGTTCTGCAATATCTGTTCCTTTACGGACTCTATATATTCTGCCTGGCTCTCGTACGGGAATGTGTATGGCAACCCGGCAGGAGTGGTGAGTGCTGGCTCCGAATCTGGATGCATACCATACTTTCCACCTGGGAAGTTATCCGGAGAGTCGGCCTTATCGAAGGCGATCCACGGACCCCATGCCGACACGTCACGATTCATGACCTGGTAATTACTCTCCGGCCAGATGTCTCCCACCTCGTTCTCGGTGGTATAGGTAACGCTGTCGATAGGGCCATTGATGTTGCTGTTGAAAGTGTAGGCCTGAGAGTACTCTTGGGCGTGGTCGAAGGCTGCTGACGGGGCGCGAACCTCCAGGCCCTCCTGTACCCATCGAAGGGTAGGATTGGACTCTACCGTGGCAGACAGCGTGGACTGCGGGCCACCTGTGACGTATGGCTCCAGAATGTATCCGGTGGACGATGCGGCCACCGTCAGGACCGGCCACTCCTGATTGTAGTTCTGGCCGGAGGAGTTGATGGTCACTACCGAGTCGACCGGCGACATCCTCTTGAGCAGATTCGACAGTTGAGCCACCTCTACCGGCGATAGCGACACCTTACGAGGACGGATTATGATCTCGTTACGGGAGGGGGAAGACATTTGTGACATGGCGGTAACGCTGGCGTTCACAATGTCGTTGTCGATGAACTTCCACATCTCGTAGATATCGCAGTCCGCTGAGATGGCAGCTTTGACCATGAGTCGCAACCCATCCGGGCTGGAACCCAGCGCCAGAGCCTTGAAGAAGTTCTTGATCCTGGCGCGATACCATGCGTCCTTGACGTATACCTCATCCCACTGGTCAGAATTAAGAACGTCGGTGGATGGATTGTACTGGTAGGACTCCGAAGCGAACCTCGTGAGCTGCGCCAATGTTCCGAATATGTCATCTAGGTCGGAGAACTGAGTGGAGTCGATACTCTGCGCAAGTCGGGCAACGAGGAGCTGCTTCTTGAGTGTTCCCACACCGCCGTCACCAACCATGGCGTCCACATAGTTGTATAGGTTCGATCCCTGACTGATGTTATAGACCGATGGCGAGAATGCCCGCAGCCGCCAAGAGGTGGACTTGGTGGGGAGAAGCGGGAAAGTGGCCTGGTCGATAGGTGCTGTCATGTATCAGCTACCGAAGTTGTTGAATGTGCGGCGAATGAACAAGGTGTTGATATCGGCCGGTAGATCCAGTGCGGGGATGGCGATATCGTGTAGCTGGAAGTCCGACGTGTAGGTGGTCCCCGTGGAAGCTCCATTCAGCATCTCGGATACGGTGAACGGAGCACCGTCAGATGTCTTGGCCATACGCACGTTGTCTATTCCAGGGATGTTGTGGATCACGGTCAACAGGTCCGAGAGCTGAATCCAGGCACCGAACGGAAGACCATTGATGTAGTCTTGCATCGCCGTAACGGCCTGTGCGTTAACGGTGGAGATGGTCGCGCCCTGGTTGTACATTACCACGAAGTAGAATCGCAGGAAGGTAGTGGTAGCAGAGTGCACCAGCACGTCCGTGGTGACCTGCTTAGCCTTGTTGATCAGGGAGTTAAGGATCGTGGGGGTCTGGTTGTAGGTGTAGGTGGCCGTGATCAACGTTCCGTCAGACGGTGGGGTATTGATCCAGACTATGCCTGCCAGCTCTCGTTCCGATCCTGCATCGGGAGTGGTGCTGAATACACCGAAGTAATCGGTTCCGAGAGTGTAGGTGGTGCCGCCCGCCGCTATGGTGGATGGCCAGGTCAGAATTGGAGTAGATCCGAAGGCCTGGAACTTCTTGCTGGCCGCGATGGTCTCCCCGGTGGGAGACTTGAAGTTGCCGGTGTAATAGGTGTTAGAAGTAGTAGATGACGTGGTCTTGCTTGCCGTCACGATCTTTTCAGTGATGGTGATTGGGGTCAAACCATCCACAAAGATATCTACCTTATTGGCAATGCCGCTGGCTGGATCGTTTCGTGAGTTGGTTGAGCAATAGTCGAAGATGACGTCCAGGAAGATCGAGGTGGCCGGAGAGATGATGATGCTAGCGCTCACATTCAGCACCGGAGCACTCACCGATCCGGAGCTGGTGACGGTGTAGTCTGCCCCCTCCGTATACCACAGCTCGTTTGAGGCGCCCTTGTTCGACGCCACCAGGACACCCTGCGGCCAAACGTACTTGCAGTCCTTGGCCGGAATGGTGATGGACCCACCGGTCGACTGGACCTGGGTCTGGTAGGTGGAGACAGGACCCATGACATTGACGCGCTTGACGCCGTCTACCTGCATGGCCATACCGATGTAGAAGTCTTCGGTTCCGGTGATGTTGCGCAGGATCGTCTTCTTGAATCGAGCACGCAGCTCGTCGTCCGTCTCGTCGTCAGTGCCACCCACCATGGCCGCTGAGTTGGTCACAGAGGCGATTCCAAGCCCTGCGGCATAGGTAGTGACGGTGTTGGCCGCTACGTTGCCAGCGGACCCCACAACGGTGCACTGCACCGGCACAGATACCGTCTTGGATCCCTTGTTGAGGGTGACCGCCGTGGTGGACACGAAGCTGCTGGAGCTGTTCGTGCTGTCCGGTGAGGTGGAGAACTGGGTGCCGACCGGGATCAACATGGGTGAGGTGGCGGCATTCGTCAGGGTCACGGTAAGGACGCCGGATGCGTAATGCCCCTGCAGACGACCGAAGCCGAACAGGCCTACGAAGTCCTCCAGGTCCTGGCCGGACTTGGAGTTGACGTCTAGCTGATTGCTCACCAGGTAGTTATCAACCTGGGCCTCGGCAATCGCCTCAGCCACCGCCTCTACGATTTTGCGCTCAGGAGTTCCTATCTCAAGCGAAAGACCTGGCGCGGTAACGGAAAGCTTGGTCAGTATATCCTGAGTCACTTCAGCGGGAGTTCTGGATGCCATTACAGCGTTACCTTTCCTGACACCTGACCGGGCGTCCCGAGAGCAGTCGAGAATCGTACTGTGACGTACACACTGTCGTATCCAGCAACACAGTCCACCGACTCGACCGAGTCCAAAAGCTCATCCAGCGTGTACTTGCTGGGTGCCTTCTGGAGCGATACGGATTGGATGTTCTGATAGTTGGTGAGTATGCGAAGTGTTTCCACCTGAATATCGTGGATCAGGACATCATCCATCACATCACCGATGTACGAGTCCAGGGTCGATCCATAGTCAGGGTGGAATCTATCCACTCCGTATTGCTCTCGAAGCCAGACGCTCAAATCCTGCGTGAGTTTGTCGACTCCCTGCACGGTGCCCATCTTGTTGGAGGAAAGATCCAGGTCACCATTTCGCAGCTTTAACGAGAACGACAAGGTGCCGACTCCTCCGCCTGTTAGGTACGTTCTTACACTAATTCCACGCTCTGGTTTCGAGGCATAGGATTATGACGAGGATGCGGGGTAACCGAAGTTGAATTGCAGGACCGTCCCGCTGGTCAGCGTGTTGGTTGGGATGCCAGCCACGATGTCTATTCTTCCCCCAGAAGAAATTCGGCACTCCCACGATGGGAGACCATTGACCCTGGCAGTTTCCAGCCACGGCGAGAACGCAGGTTGCCATGCGCTGGGTAGGTATGCGATGCCATTGATGTCAGTGATGTTCCCGTTCGCCGTTGCCGTTTCCGTTGCTCCGGAATAGGTTATCTTGACGTATATGTTTATCCAGTTATCTCGCTTACGAAGCCAGTAGCTAGAGACCTCCCAGTCGGTCGATTCGCTCCAGTTGATTCCACTGGTGATCGGCCCTGCATCTGCTGAATGAATAACATCTCCATTGACGTATAGATCCTTCTCAACGACTGTGGCGCCTCCTGGGACATCGACCATGGATGCTGCCCCAGCGCTCTGCAGCGCCCCTCGCCGCTCCAGGGACCAAGTATTAGCGACCCTGGTGATGATCCACTCCTCACCCACTTCCGGCACCACCCAATTGGCACCCACGGATGTGGTAAGGTCGATGATGTACTTCACGTCGTTGCCACGAGCTACACCAGTAGCGACTAGGGTTTCTGCGTTTACATCGGTGATAACCACCCGAGCACGAGGCACCTCAAAGAACTGCTTATCTCTAAAGGATGGCATTACACCCTACCGATCGGAAGAGACATGGACGCATCTCGCAGTGTTGCGCCGACAGTGGCTGGAGAAGATACGGTTGCGATAGTGCTGAATCCTGTGTCATAGCCGAACGTGTGCGTTACTTCTTCCACGAAGACGGTGATCTGGTGGCTCTTGATCATGATCCGCATACCTGGGTAAAGCTCCGGCATGAAGGTGAATTGTACCTGGGTGCTGTACTGCTGAGCCCACTTCTGAAGGAACAGCATTAGCGCCTGTCCTCGCTCCATGATGTGTGCCCCGATCTGCGGATACTCCGCCTTCAGTGGGCGAATGCCGAACCGCTGATAGATATTGAGGGGGTTGAAGTCTGGATCATTACTGATATCCACCCCGAGCAGGAACTTCATCTCGTTCCGCTTGCGGATGTTCACCACACCCTCCGTATTAAACCAGTCGTTAAGCTCTACGGTAGGGCTGGGGGTGAAGCTGCCGGTGTGTCCTGCTACGAACACATCCGTAGCTAGGTTGTCGTCGTTGGCATCGATACGGAAGTCCAGCAGCTCTATGTCTTCCAAGATCAGCTTTGCCGATGTGCCGAACAGCCCGAAGTAGTCTGGGAAGAAGGCCATGAATGATCCGTCAGGGCCTGACATGAAGCTTCGAAGGGATGCCGATGCTATGGACTGCACAGAAGTAAGGAGTTGCTGGTCGTTGATTGCTGCCTTATCACCGATAAGGTTATTGGAGGCAACAATGGATGTCTGATTGCCGTTGAACAAGAACTGGAATACCCCATTGACAAAGGCGTTTCCGGTGACGCTACTATCCGTTACTCCGGTGGTGTTGTATGTTCCCCCGCCCTGATATTGGAAGTGCATGAAGTCCTTGCTTGCCGGACTTCCGCTCCAGTCTCCACCCCAACCGAATCCGTTGTTCTTGAATGCCTGGATCCAGGAGTCGGGAATGTCGTGCTGTCCGCTAGGTCCTACGCCAGCATTGCCAAACCCGTTGGTATCCCAGTTGATATCCATGGCAATTCCAAAGGAGTGCAGGCTGAGTTCGCTGGTGCCAGATCCATTGTTCTTGGGTCGCCAGTCGTAGGTGCCGATCTCGCGAATCTTATACCCGGTATTGAGCGCTGTTATCTGCTGATCCACAGCCTGGAACTGACCGGCAGCCTTCTTGTGCACCTTGACCTGGTGACCCTGGAAGTTTATGGTGGTTAGATTTGCTTCCACCTCTGCCTGCGTACTGCCATAGATGCTCTTCATCAGGTCTGTAGATGGGGTGCTACCGTATGGCGGTATAGAACCAACACTATTTGCCAGGTACTGGTCATTTTGAGACGCGGTGCTCGGTGGAAAGAGCGCTGCGGCTGAGGGCGTCTTGCCAGTAACGGTATTGAGGATCCCGCCGGGCATTGGTGAGTACTTGGTGACCACCAGCGTGTCAGTGCCCTTGGCGGCTATGGCCTTGAAGGTGGACAAGTACTTCTTATATCCTCCGGTGATGTAGTCGGAAGATATTTTGAAGTTGGTGCCCTGATTTGTCGCCTTGTAGAACATCTTGGTGTACTGCAACACATCTAGCGCTATCTTGAATGTCAGTCCCTTGATGTCATACTTACCAAGTCCGAAAAGGCCCCATCTGAGGTATCCACCGATCTCTTCGGTTTGCGCATACCCACCCTTGCTGACCGACCATGCTATCGCCGCTGCAATAGCCAGGCCCTCGCCAGTGAATCCTCCAGCACGGCAGATGCTGACAAGGTCTGCCTGTGTGTAGGTGGCTCCATTGGCCGGAGGTAGGATGTGAGCGCCGAGCGTAGATGATGGAGCGGTACTAGGTCCAGTTCCGCTGGCCGCTGCTTGGATTCCGAGAGACTGCAGGAACATGTCGTACAGGGTGGTATCATCGGCTGCTTGATTGGCGAGCGATACCAGGTTCAAGAATCCGGCCGGGATATTGCCGATGTGGATCTGGTCGCGGTTCCAGCCGCCGACCTTGTACAACAGGTTACCCATCATCGCACCCATGCCGGAATCCGACTGTGGGTTATCCTTGCTGACGTTCCCCTGATAAAGGGACAGGTTCATGAGGTTGGACGACGCTGGCAGCCCCGGATCCCAGTATGTGTACATTAGACGCTTGAGGGTGCAAGAAGCACGTATGGAAGCCGTTGTGGCATACAGACTGAGGGCCGGTACCACGTCTAGATAACCGGCGAACACCTGCATCGGAGCGCTGACCCGCTTCATGAAAACCACGATGCGGTCCATCCTTCGCATGGCACCGATATACTTGTTGTTCCGGTTGTTGAGCACACAGGAGAATTGAGACACGCCATTCATGACACGGCGGAGTTGACCATTGACGATGTCGGCGGACAGATCAAGAACTCCGTTCTTGGTGGCAACGTACACCTGAACCTCAGGTGAGTACACAAGTGTTCTGGAGTATCTGGTCACTGGAAGTTCATCTTCTCGTTGGTTTTCGATGCCGGTTTGCTGTCAGCTAGAATCGAGTCGAATATTGATGAGACGATATTCTTGTTGTACAGATCTACCACCGACGTTCCCACTATATCCGACCACTTCCCATCTATGGTGGAATACTGTTTCATGATCTTGTTGATGTTGTCTTTGATGAGAGTCAGGGCTATGGGTAGGTTCGGAGCGATGTCGAACCTGCTGACGCCAGCTCCGATAGTTGTTGGGTATCCGTAGTAGTTGAGGCCAACGGCAGGGTAGGAGAACTGCACTACTCCCCTTTTTAGATTGGGATAGGCCGCTTTCTGTGCGCTGCGCAAGTCTGCCACGAGCTGTTCGTATTCATCCACGCTACGACACTGTACGGTGAACTGGAAATCGTTCTCGCGAACCTGGATGGGGTAGTTGTGCACCTGAGCGCGTACCGTTGCCTGATCCATGGTGCTGGTGTAGCCGACAGCGTACTGGGTGACAATGACGGTACGCTTGACCGTAGATCTCTCCCGTGAGATTACCAGGGTGGCGTTCTTGACGTTCTTAACTGCCATGCGCCAGCTCCCGCAACAGGTCTGTTACGTGCGGCGGCGCTTCGAAGTAGCTGATTGGGTCCTGCATCGGTATGAAGATGCCCTCGTCCGGATCCCATCCGAAGCCGTTCATGTCTGCGGTGTTGGAGAATCCGCTAGTTGGCTCGGATATCTGCGTGTCGCTCTTGAAGTCTGCCATGTCGAATCACTCCCTACCTATTTACCCTTGGCCGGTAATGTTCCGCACGATGCTCTGCGCCCAGGAGAGGTTGCCCTTGTAGTTCGAGCCGTCCGAGAACTCGGACTGCTGAACCGCCTGAGCAGCCACCCAGGGGCTTAGCATCTGCCAGTTGTTGATACGTACCAGCGCGTCGAAGAACAGCCCTGCAGAGCCCTGTGGGTCCATGCGGACAGACAGCGGCCCCCAGGCTGAGATCTGCTGGAACAGGCCGCGAGAGGACGACATGGCGCCTCCCATGCTTGCCGGGTAATCGCCATAGTTGACGTTGTGCAGGGTAGATTCCGTAATGGCAGTCATAACACCGATCACTGCACCCTGCACGCCCAGCCCACGAGAGAATGCAACATTGATAATTGCACGAGCATTGCTGAGCTGATCTGCCGAGAGGGACTTGTCGGATCCGGAGGCTACGTTGGCTGAGGTCAGAGGACCGCTTCCGTTTGTATCGGCATTCTGCTTGTTCAAAGCAGCGTTGACCTTATTCTCCGGGTCGTTGTACTGGCTATTGTAGTAACCAACGCCAGAAGCCAGCTTGGACAGCTCCTTTTTCATCGAGGTCTTGGTAAGAGTACCGCCCAAGTCTTCCTGAATGGCGAATGACATATTGATGGGGAAGACCACGTTGGTGACGGAGTTCTCCATCGTTATATTCTTGGCCCATATTTTGAGGTTGTACTTCTTGGGTGGGTAGGAGAATGTGGCGAGCTTTTGTCCGTTCTGCTGCCACAGCGCCATCTCTTTGAAGAAGGCCATGACCCTCTTGGCTTCGGTGAGTCCGGCCTTGCCGGTGACGATGGATAGGTTTAGATCGCCAAGCGAGACGCCCAGCAGTTGCACGACTTTCCCGCCGTACGTGTAGTCCACATGCGTGCGAAGCTGATATGACCAGCCGATGTCGTAAGGGTCGATGCGGAACGCAAACTTTTTGTGCGCCGATATTGATGCTACACCCATTACTTATTCCCAGGCGCTGCGTCGTTCCTCTGCGCTCCGTTGTATCCGGAGTTTGCGTTGACGCTGTTTATGTCGTTGGGCACAGATCCGGGGTTAGGTGCATTGATCTGAAGCCAGCGCTGAGCCTCAGGGGTAAGTCCAATGGTCGTTTCGGTCTTACTGTTGGATGTTACCCCTGGCGCGGAGTAAGTTATTTTGGATCCGCCACTTGCCTTAGCGGCTGGCCCAGGCTCTGCAGTCTGAGCGTAAGATTTTGAGGTACCGAGTAGCTGTGCCATTGTCATAGGCTTGGTTAGGAAGTGAGAAGAATCCAGAGGCGGGTTGGCATTATCGAGCATCTCTGGGTTGGTGGCATCCGCAAAGCTACCCTTGGTAATAGCGCCCATCATAGTGTCTGTCTGAACAAGCTTAAGATCGCCCCTTTCCAAACCAATGAGTTGCTGCTTGTCCTGTAGGTTAAGTATGTGCGCCTTACCATCCTTCTCCACCACAGCCCAGTTAGCGTTCTTATTGCCAGCTCTGGTTCCGGCCACCTGCAATTGCTGTATGAATGAGTTGATATCCATGTCAGGTACGTACTTATCCCCACCGAAAACGTCCATCTCGTACTGATGCTCGGTCTTCTTAGAGTTTCCTGGCTGCTTCTTCCACTCCTCGTACGTCGGGGTATTCTTAGTGATGGGCTTGTTGTTGACGGACACCTTCTTGCCTTGTGTTGTTCCCCTTACCGCCTTATTTGATATTCCCTTCCATCCCTTGCTAAGTACCTGGTCGTATAGTTCGTTAGAGACCTCCATGCTGTCTGTGAAGCCATAGCCACTGGTAAGTTCGTCGTAGAAACCCTGACGAGCGCTCTCTGGATCTGCAGGAAAGGCGCTCTGCCACTTCATAGCAACGTATTGAACTGTCTCAAGCAACGAATCCATCAGCTCGGTAGGATTGTCCTTGTCGTTGATCATCTTCGTAACGACCATGTCGGACCGTACCCCAGGCATGTGGCGCATACCCATGAGACCGGCGAAGTTAGAGTTGTCGGCCAACCCCAGCAGCGCCTGCACGCCGGTACTGAGCGAACTACCCTTAGCTGTCTTGCCTAGAGCGTTGAGGTTGCCGTTGGCATCCTTATCCTTGAACATGTTACCAAGATAGGTGGATGCCGTAGACGCTCTGGTGGCATTACCGCCGTGCTGAAGAATGAAGTCGTTCATGGCCGTGTAGTCACTGATAGCCGTATCGATGGATCCGTTCTGAGCTGCTGCACTACCCTTCATGGTGTTGAGATCCAGCTTCAAGCCTTCAATTGATTGCTTTCCCAGGTCTACGTTTGATCTCAATAGATCCACCGACTTAGCAACGTCCATGTTCATATTGACAAGGTTATCTTTGATGAAATCTACTGCATTGTCGTAGGACTTTCCACTATATCCAGAGTTCAAGGCGCCCATGATGATCTGTCGGGCCTGATCGGAAGATATCAATGGGTTTAGTGACATGAGCATTACGTCCTTCTGTACGCCCATACCGCCGCCTAAGGTGTGACCATGGATATCCATGTTCCTAAACTCGGATACCTGCTCACCAGCGTTCTGCACCATGTTGAACAACATTGCTCCAGCGCCGACCCCTACACCGGCACCCGCTAGAGCTTTAAAGCCCGGTATGCTTCCCAGTCCCTTCATGAGATTTCCAAGCAAGGATAGTCGACCAGCCACTGGAGTTGCTCCGGAGCCAACGCTTCCCATGAGCTGCTGGAACATGGCATTGGCGGAATTGACATTATGGTCGGAAGAGTTGATGAAGTTATCAAGGTTGTGAGCTGGCGGAACTACCGAGTCCTGCTCATCTTCATCATCTTCTTCGTCTGCGCGATGCTTACCACCGCGACTACCAACGACAGCCTGCTGACGACGCCGGACCTCCTTCTGGCGCTCCTTCTCATCTTCCCTTCGCTGCTCGGCAGCTTGCGCGGCGCTGGCGTTTGCAGCTCCCAACCTGAATGGCTCTTGGACTCCAGTCCCTGACATGGTGAAGGTGGCGTACGACATGCCAGGACCCACGGGGTAGATATTCGATCCGGGGATTCCACCGAAAGACTGAATGTAGTTGAACACCTGGGAGTCTCGCTCCTGTGCCTGCTGATCAGCAGAAGCCTGCTGCTGCTGTTGCTGCATCTGTGGAGCGGAACGAACATCCTGGTAGCGATCCGCCTGGTTCAGCCCGAACTGTCCGAAATATTGGGTACTGGGTCCGTTGAACATGTTGCTGGCGTTCATGCCGTAGCCTATGGCGGAGGTTCGTAGCTGGTCCATGGCAGAGGCAGAGTCTCGGATGAGCTGCAGCATCTCTCGCTGCATGTCTGCGGCCTGACGCTGAATCTCGGGGAAGGCCTTGAGGTAGGACATGTATTCCGAACCGAAACGCGCCGCCGCCTCCAGGTTGGCCTGGATATTACCGGTATATTCCGCGATATCCTTTAGGGTACTGACCGAATCGGTCGGGATATCCATCTTGAGGTCAGCGGTGACAGAATTGTCATTGTACGAGAAGGATGGTGATCCACCACCTATAGCGCTGGTCAAAGCCAGTCCTCCTCGTCATCCTCTGCGGCCGAGGCAACTTGAGGTGCCCCTATCTCTTTCAGGTAGGCCTCAATCTCTTCGAGATTGTCCGGCAGGAAACCCTCTTCGCCAGACCCATCATCATCGGAGTTCTTTCGCTCAATGGCTGCTAGAGCTTCAGGGTTGTGGATGGATAGGAGCATCTTGTACTGGCGTTCCTCAGCAGCGATCTGCTCCTCGCGCTCTTCCACCAGCAGATAGCTCAGTGCCCATCGCTGTATCGAGGTCACCTGACGACCCTGTAGGAGACCCTGCGCCCTTGCTATCCGAACGGTCCCCAGCTCTTGGGGTGTCAGGCGGACTTTTTTCCCAGGCGGCTCAGTACAGGAACAAGATTCGTCTCAAGAGCCTTGACGCCATCGAATATCTCATCAATGACAGAAGGATAGTATTCCTTCATGCGGTCGAACTTGCGAGCTACCGAGGTGGCCGAATCGTCTGCAATGCTGAGCGCTTGCACCAGTGGCCTGCCGTCGATCTCCTTGACCGCTGCGGCGGCAATAAGGGTCTTGTACGCCCGCTGGAATGCATGGGTATCCATGTACTCCTTCAATAGGAGGCCAACCTCAAGATCCTCCGCCACCGTAAGCGTTGCAATGGTGATCTTGTGACCGAATACGGTGATGACGTCGGTCAGGGAGCCGATCTGTATCAGCGATTTGAACTGATCGGATTCGTCCTTGGTGAAATTATATTCTTCCTGATCTTCTTCGTCTTCGACCAAGCTAGGGGCGTCGGTCATTCATAACTCCTTATTCTGATGTGCTGAAAGGCGTGTAGTCTCCGCCCTGAAGAGGGAACAGGAATATCGTGAGGTCCTTGTAGTACGAATCGAATTCATGTCCCCTCGTGCATGATAGCACGGTAGGAGTGGTACTATCCAGCAATTCTGGTAAGAGATCCCTGTCGATATCAAGATTAGATCGACAGATGGGGCACTTGAGATCGTCGCGAGGACCTATCTGATATTCCTCGATAGTGTCCTTATCATCGACGGCGCCGTACACGTATTCCAGATGTGCCATAACATCGTCCTGAGCTTGATTGGCTCTACGGGGACCGAAGCGTTCGCGGAACAGCTCACCACAGGAGCAGTACGCCTTGGCGCACTTCTGGAATGCCAGGATCTCCGGTTGGTGCGTAAGCATTCCCGGATCTCCTTGAATCAAACGGTGGTGGCGTGGGTGTACATGATGGTCAGGCCCTTCGGCAGAACCATCGTGGCGATGTTGATCTGCTCGCCGTCGTCCACGTCCACGATCATGCAGTTGTGGTAGACCTTGGCGCGAGTACCGCCGCCCGGCTTCTTGATGATCTTGCGGCAGGTGATGGATCCCAGCTTGACCTGTGTCTGCAGTACCTGGAGCAGGTTGGTAGCCTTTCCAAGACCCGGAAGGGCCTGCCATACCGAAGCATTCCAGGTTTCGTAGAACGTCAGACGGAGGGTACCGGCACCGACTGCGCGAGCCGTGACGATCTCCTTGGGGTATGAGTCAGTGATGGACTGAACCGGGACTGCCTGGGCAACAGGCGTAGGAGCAGTGTCCTGAATTGTCTGCAAGTATGCGAGGGTCTTTCCGGTGTAGGAGAACACCGTAAATCCAGACCCACCAATACGTACCTTAGGCTGTGGCATTGTTCAGTGATCCCCTTTATCAGATCGATTCGGAAGTGTCGCCGCTGGTCACGTTGAGCGTGAACTGCACGACGATGTAGTTCATTGGCAGGCTCGGGAGCCAGTCGAAGGTGATCTGAACGACGTCCAGTGTCGTGGAGGACTGCTGCGCGGTCAGGTTCTCGTAGTCGGCAATGGAGCCATCTGCCACCAGACTCTGCAGTGCAGACTCCGCCGACGCCTTGACGTTGGCAAGCGTGGTCTCGGTGATGACGCCACCGATAATGCCGTCGTTGTCGAAGAAGTCACGCAGACGTGCCGCCATGGCATCCTGCTGAGACAGGATCGACCACTCGCGAGAAGCGATGGTGGACGGGTCGGTGGTCACGCCGTGGCGTATGCGCAGCGATCCAGTGTTGTTGGCGCTGTCGATGACCATGAGCCCCATCTTCGACTCCAGAGACTTCTGAGAGTCTGCCATGGTCGGTACACCAGCGAACCCAAGAACCTGCTTGCGGGTCAGCGGGGTTGATGGGGTCTGCGAAACTGCAAGCCCGGCAACGGCTGCCGCTGCATACTGACCACCGAGGTTTGTGGTCTGGTTGATGGACGTGTTGTAGTATGTGAAGGTGTCCGGGGAGACCAGGGCAACGCGAGAGTTGTCCAGGGCCGAGGCCAGTGAGATGCGGGTCGTGGAGTCCACCGCAGAGATGGATCCGTCCACACCTAGAATCGCCTTGCGCTCCGCACGAGACGCGGACTGGTTCACCACGTGGTCGCGAACGATGGTGTGCAGCGAGCTGTTTCCGTTGGCACACACGACGACTGCAATGTCCAGCACACCCTCGAAGGTGGCCAGAGCATCACGATAGTCAGATACCTGTGGGGAGCTACCATTACGGACGGCTGCGGTAACGATGGTCTGGGCGCCGTTCAGGAAGGCGAGGTTGCATGCCAGGGTCAGCTCGGAGGCTACGGTACCATCGGCGTTGAAGGCCGGTCCGTAACGGGCTACCACCTCGTTGAACGAGTACATGTGCTGAGGCTGGTAGTAGGTGACATCCGTGAAGTGGAACGACACCTGAACCTGCGCACCTTCCTGCAGGTTGCCACCCAGAACACGGACGATCTGATAGGTGGAGTCAGCACCGCCGACAGTACCGGAAGGTCCGTTGGTTACCACCACGGCATAGTCGCCATCGGGCGGCGACACGGTTACCTGCTGTACGTAGACGTTTCCGGTGGTGGTGTCGGTCACTACGACGCTGGTCGGGTCGATGCCCTTCTGGCGCAGCACCTGTGAGCTGACCGGGTTGCCTCCGTCATCATCATTCGGAATGGTGATTGTCTGCAGATCGGTCTGGTAACCCCTCGAAACACCGAAGATTCCAACCGATGCCGGAGCACCACCTTGAACGCCCACCTGCGGGCCGGGGGTGGCTGAGGTGTAGACGCCCGGCGGGTTGTACCGGGATAGATCGGGAGCAGTCATGGTCTTTTGTTCACCTTCCGGGCGTGCGAAATCGCTGGTGTCCTACTTTTTATGTTGTTGTCAAAGTCGAGTTTGCTATTCCATGTGGATGTGCAGCAGAGGATCGGCATTGCCATCCAAACTGCCATCCGCCGTAACCTCAACACCGGCAAGTCTGTCGGTAGGTAGCTTGAAGCTGGACTGGACATGTCCAAGCATCCTGATGGAGTAGACGTCCTGGTATGCGAGCGTTTCCTGATTCCACGGAACACCGATACTGGTGGTCTGTCCTCCAGGAGTTAGGGTGTCGCGATCAACGGCAAGTGAGTAGCTGTCACCGGCTTCAAGAATTTGATCGAACTTTTGAGCGGTGGGGTGATACTTGCTGAATGCGAACATGTTGAGGAACTGACTGGAGTAGGCGTCGCGCTCGAACGAGGAAAGGGACATGATGGTGAACCGAGCGGCACCCTCAAACATCCACTCACCCTGCATGTCGCCGTCATCATCGACCAGGAAGTGCCCGATACCGGCCTGCTGGAACTTGGTGAAGGAGAACTCAACCCATATGTGGGGATACTGCTCCTCGGTCAGCGGGTACTCCATGGAAACCTTAACACCCTGGATCTTCTTCTCTGGATAGTTACGATCCTGGATGGTTCCCCGCACGGCCTTGATGATGGTCGTCTTGAGCTGGATGATGAAGTCGCTGTCGATAGCAGACTGCGGAAGCTTGGGGTCGATGGATACCATTACGGCTTAATCTCCCCCTCGAATCCTATCAGCGTCTTCATTAATTCCTGTAGCGCCGGGCGTGTCTGTGATACTGCATCGTTGATAGCCTTGGACATGAAGTAAGTTGGCTGAATGCCAGGATGACGCCACTTCTGGGTGCGCCACTTCTTCACGCCCCCCGGCATTGTCACGTATCCAGGCTTACCGACCCCGGTGACCCTAACGAAATGAAGTCCGCTGGCGTCCTTGATCGGAATAGTCTTTCCCTCAAGGGCGTACATTAGAAATGGCTTGGTGCCCTTCTCCTGATACAGGAGGAACTTGAGTTCGGTCTGGATTCCAACCTTGCCCGAGCTGAAGATCGGAGATAGTGACGATCCCGATTTCCAGTTACGATACGACATGTATTCTCTGGCGTTTCGAACCGCCGCGTCCGCTACGAGCTTAGTGTAGGACTCAGGCAGATCAACGATCATCTGGGCTGGCCATCCTTGCGCGGGAACTGGATGTTGGTCATGATGTTGTACCCGTACATGGGGTGACTGGGCGGCAGCAGCTTCGCCTGAATGGCCTGAGCCACCTGCAGGGAGTTGGCGTTTCCGTATACGCTGCCGCTCCTGACAGAAACGTTCTGACAGTCGGTTATGGTGTACCGTTCTGCGAAAGCTAGAGGGGCATTCCTGTTCAGGTCCCATCGCGGAACCCTGATCAGGTAGTCGTTCTGGTACAGCGGTGGCCAAGGCTCTGTCTGCACACTGTTGTGGCCCTCCAGGTAGATGCCCCCCTGACGTCGGATGTCTTCCTGGTTACGGTTGTCGTTGAAGATGGCCCATACTCTCCAGGCCTCCTTGACGCCCCCGCTGAAAGTGGTTCCGAAGCATGACGGGCAGTCGAACTGTTGGGTGTTCTCATACACGTCGTTGAAGCACACGCAGCGCGGGGCGGTGTCATCATCCACACCCACCCGGTACATGTTCAGGGCTATGCACTGTTCGCCCAGCATCCGGGCGGCATCGGACACTCTCGAATAGGCAGTGTTGACGGCGTACGGCTCGGGAACCTTGAGAATCGGCATCAGCTAGTTCTTCCATACGAGACGACGTAGGAGATCGGGTAGAAGCGCATGGCTCGCGCTGAGCCAGCGTATGCGCCGGAGCGCCACTGACCACCCGCAGCCCCGAAGATACCGCCGGAGACGAGCAATGAGCCCCCTCCTAGGCCCAACAGGGACCTCTTGAAGGATCGAACGGCCTTGTCGTAGTCGTCCTTCTCGTCCGCAAGGATCTGACGCCAGCGATCTGAGTAGTTGGTGCGGTCCAGGAATGCGACATTAGGACCACCGGCCATCGTCGGCTGCTCGATGTAGGAGCGCACCAGGTGGCGGACAACCTCAAGGTAGGTACCCATAACCAGCACCGAGTAGTGCGTCGGCGGGAACTGCTTGCCGCCGTTCCCGACCACGGAGTAGTGAGTGTAGGGCTGGCTGGTAATGTTGATCCGGTCGCAGGCGAGCTGCATGCACCGAGCGATGGTTTCGGTGCCGAAGTGTGTCTGAAACTCCTCCTTCAGGTGTGGCCCGCCGTCCACCGAGTCGTACAGGTCAGCGAACATGTAGCTGACTCGTCTGACCACGCCGCGCTCGTCGTCGCTGAGCTGGTCGAAGGTCGGCATGGGATCTAGCACCTGATAGAAGTCCCAGAAGGTGTGATCAATACCCTGGACTCGATACTGCCATTGTATGTTTACCAGGCAGAGATCCTGGGTGAAAGCTGGCCCCATGGTGAACTCATAGACACCGCTCTCAGGACTGGTAATGTCGTTAGGGTCGATAACCGTTGGTGTGCCCATGATGTCGTCGGATTGATCGAATGATGTGCGCTTGTACACGGTCACGACCATGCTGCCTGCGTCCACCTCGACCGGAGTCCCGGAATTGGCAAACACCTGCAGGCCGACAGACGCCGTCCCATACCTTGACATCTCTTGCCGCACGGTAGACGACTGCCCCAGAACCTTCGGACGGAACACCGCCACACCTTCGGGGTTCGGGTTCGGCGCAACATCGCTACTGTTGTAATCAGTCATCATCGTCTCCTGACGTCAAGTAGGACTGCGCGGAGTCTTCGCCATCATAGAACGAAACTGCGGTGCTACTCTTTATCTTCTGTGCCTCTCGTACTAGATAGTGCGAAGCCCTAAGGCCAGCATTGGCCGGAATGGTTCCTGAGGCGGCGTACACCCTTATGGCCTTACCGACCAGTCTTGTATCAGATGGCAAGGATACGGCCGAACCAACAATGGTGACGGGGTCTCCATTAAGCTCCAGGTGTATTCTGGAGTACCCGTAGTTGAGGCTTACGCTGCTCTCGTCGCTGGACTTGGCATCGATCGATACCCCAAGCTGGCCCTTGACCTTGATTATAGTCTTGTTGACGGTGATGTTCATTGCGATAGTAACTGGCAGTTCGCCGTGAGCTGTATATATCTTCTTAGCTATCGCCGTCATACCCGCTTCTATTGTGGCGCTTCCTGATACGAGACGCACAAGCATCTCTTTGGAAGACCCTATCGCAGTAGCGATTGGCAATACTCCATAGGCCTTACCGGCGATGCTGGCCGCACCTATCGTTCCCACCGCTATAGGTAGGGATGCGCTTCTTGAGTAGATAGGGGCTGAGGCTACTGCATGTATTCTTACCTCGAACGGAAGCGTTCCGGAAGCCTTCATAACCACGGTAGGAACGCCGGTTAGATATACGTTGGCCTTCGCCTGTCCTGAAGCATATGCCACCGTCTTTGTGGTAGCGGAAGGAGATACATTGACGCCCACTGCCCCAGTGATGGGGATTGGTACGTAGGAAGCCACGCCGACCAGGCCGACATCTATGGTGGCGCCGGTCAGTGAGGTGTTGGGAGAGAGCACGATGTAGGTGGTTGATACTTCATCCCAAAGAGCTTTATCTTCCGAATGGAAGTAAGCATAGTTGGCAACATAGTAGGAGTCATCGAAAATTGAGAAACTGCTAGCAACCGGGGTGTTCGGAAGCACCAAGCTTGACGTAGACGCGACGGAAAGCATTACCCCTGGTCGACCTAGTTCTCCAGGAGAAGCAACCGACATAGCGGCATCGGCCCCTCCAGACCATTGTGCTGTGGGGGCTCCATCGTGCTTGCTGACATGCGAAAGCACGAATAGTACGGATGCAGTGTTCTCCGGTGTGGCAGATACAGACCCTTCGATAGTTGAGTAGGTACCAATAATCTTAGAGTTTACCTTACTGAAGCTTCCGTAGTCGATGGCAGTGTCTGGCGTGAGTTCAAGTATAGTGCCAACCAGACGGAAATACTGCCTTTGC